TGTTCTGCATGTTAGGGTCAGCACCAGAGAACCTGCCAGTAGCTGTGCGGTGTTGTAATAACCTCACGTGCAGCAAGCCGTCCTGCTTGGTGTGTAGACTAATGCCATCAACAAAGGATGACAGGTAGGTATCTACAGCAGATAACCTACGTACCTTAGATAAGAAGTCAACTGCATCAGTCATGCCTCGTGACTTAGCACCAGCCTCAAGCAACTCTAGGTTCTGCTTGCTGGTAGAGAAGCCATTGGCACTTGCCCACTTAGACGATGGTGGCTTGAACTTGAGGCCAGCCACTTCGCTGGTGCGTGAGAGAGTGTAACCAGCAGTATCACAAACAGAGCAACGATTAGTTTTCGCAAACGGTTCGCCATTTTTCTTTACCTTTCTTGTATATCCAGTACCACCACACTGATGACACTGTTTAGCTATCGTCTTGTATATGCGCTCAGTACCGCCAGCAATCAAGCTACGGAAATCTGTGTCATCCATGTATGGGTCAATAGCGTTACCCCAATATGGTTTGTCTAGTACCTTACGGCTATAGATAACCCACGACAATTGCTCTGGACTATTAAGATTGATAGGTGTATCACCCATCAGCTTACGTACATGAGCCTGTAAGTCAGTAGTAAGTTGCAGCTTCTCTTGTTCAAACTCACTGCGTACTTCTTCTAGCTTGGTCAGGTCAACTGCAAAGCCTGTCTGATATATCTTAGTCAGGCACTTAGCAACACGGTTAGTCAGTCGTGCAGTGGACAACAGACCTGCATCAGCAGGTGAGTTAAGCCTACGCCATAGCGTATCAGCAAGTTGCTGTGTAGCGTGAAGGTCAGCAGATAGATATTCAGTCAGTTCATCTAGCGGAATATCCCGTGTGCTATAACCCTTCTTAAAGTACTCCTTCAGTGTATCCTGCTTCTTAGTATCTAAGTCATAGCGTTCTGCACAAGCCTCTAATGATAAAGGTTCCTTCAACCCACGCTGTAAGACATACTCAACAAGCATAGTATCAAACACTGGGCCATCATACTTAAAGCCTGACTCCCATAGCCATAACAAATCATGTGCCACGTTGTGACAGATGAGTACAGTAGCTTGGTCAAGATACCACTGAACACGGTCACTATAATCACGCCTACTAAGATGCTCATCGTGGTCAAAGGGAAAGTGCTGCTCTACACCTTGGTCAGTCAGTACACCTACCATAGTCAATGAGTTGTTAGGCTCAAAGGGGTCTAGGTGCATCTTACCACCACGATGCGTGACAGTGTTCTCTACATCAAGTGTTAGCTTCATCCTTCATACCTCGCTGTCCTGTAGTTGAGGTCAACATTAACCATGCCATGCCAGCCATTCAACTTGTTCTTGACTATGTTGACATGACGTAGTGGACTATCTTCTTCCTGTCCTTCTACGGTAGGTGACTTACCAATCAGTATCATAAGGTCAGCTTCAGCAGCCTTACCTGTACGTGAACCTTCCATCATGGACTGATTAAGTTGTGACCTACCCTCTGCATCAGCAGATAACTGTGACATATAGAATACGGCACAGTCGTAGGTCTTGGCAATCTGCCTAGCGTAGATAGCACAAGCCTTGAGTGCCTCATCTGGTCTGGCATAGTTACCTGCCACACCAAACTTATCACCCATATCTAGCACAAGTATGTCAGGGTTCTCTGCCTTACAGACAGATTCTACCCATGCCATATCTCTGCCACCTGCATCCTTAATCTTAATGTTCTTGAACACAGGCTCATACATCATCTTAGCCTTACCTATATTATCCTTGACCTCATGTGCAGTCATACCTGCAGCGGCAGTCAAGTACCTAGCACCTACACGGTGTGTGGCCTCTTCATTACATAAGATAATACACTTAGCACCCTGATGGGCAAAGCCATTCGGTGCAGCAATCAAGCTGGCATGGAAGGATGTCTTACCCGTATTGGGTCTAGCACCTACCTCAATAAGCTGACCACCTGATACACCCTCTACCTTACGAGTGACGGATGGTATGTTGAATGTCCACTTAGCTTCCAACTCAGCCTTTGCCATGAGTGTCTCAATCGTGATGTCATCCCACTCAATGTTGAGGTTAGGGATGAAGTCATCACCATAACGCTCAAGCAAGTTGCGTAGCTTCTCAAGCGTAGCTGCATCACCATTGACCATATCAAATCCAATGTTAGCTACGTCCTCTCCTATAACCTGTTGAAATAGTTTAGATAACACCTCTTGTGCTATGTCACTACCTAAAGGTTGCTCTCGTTTAATCTGCCCAAACAGGCTAGTGTATGAGGCTTTCTGCGCTGTAGTCAGGGTAGGATTGTCGGACATAAACAATGCCTCAATCTCATCTGGCAATACAGAACGCTCATACCTGTCCATAGCTGTGTCGATAGACTTCTTAATCTTACGCACATCACTACTGAACAGTCGGTCAGGACACTTAGAGCCACGATGGTCATCGTAAAACTCCTTATCCATCAAACTTCTAATCAGTGCTAATTCCATTTACATTCTCCATATCTGTCGGGTTACGATATTTCAAGTCATCTGTCAGTCTAAGGACACGAACATCGTTTACGTGTCCTCGTAGTTCCTTTGCCATCAGCAAAGTCTTGGGTAGCGCATCGGGGTCTAACGCTATCACGGCTGTCGAGAACTGTGCAAGATACCTTTTATGCGATTCTTGCAGAGATGTTCCAAGAAGCGCAACCCCGACAAAGTTACCGTAACCAACAACGGCTGCACTCACACAGTCCTCAACAACTATTGCGACTTTACCACACCCTGCGGTATAAGGCAAGCCACTTTTTCCATATCGTTTCCATTTAGGTAGACGATGCTTAGACAATGACCTGCCTGTAGCATCTACCATCTTACCTTCATGCATGACAGGGAATACCACACGGCTTTCCTTTACGTCATACAATAAACCTAATTTATCTATATCCAATCCCCACGTATCACACCACCTGTTCATGGGTACATTATCACGATGGGGTATGATGTACGTAGGTAACTCAAATGGTGTAGCTTCAGCAAACTCTTGGGCATTACCTATGCCAGCCTTGATGTCATCGACTGTGAGGTGAACACGAGTGCCACCCTTCACACCACATGACATACGATAGCAGTTCCATACCAAGCTACCCATGTTGTTAGTCACAGTAAAGGTACGCTGCCCACAGTTAGGGCAAGCCATTCTCTTAGTATGACCGTTAGGTATATTTAATTCACTAACTATATTATATATGTTCATAACTATATCACTTTCTCTGCGGCAGTTAAGTGCTTTTACCATGAGATTTACGAGTTGTCAATGCATTATTTGCAGAGGCATAAGTATTTTTCATGTACGGTTTAACTGACTGTGGGTTAGTATGTCCTGTAACCGACATGATTTGTCCCATAGATACACCTGCCTCAACCATTTGTGTTGTACCTGTCCTTCGTAAGTCAGATAGTCTCAGTTCATCAGACAGTCCAGCTTCGCGCATGACAGCCCGTCCAGCTTTGGATAGTCTCTCCATACTATAAGCGTGGTACTGCCCCTGTACGGGGCTTGTACGAGGAACAACGTACTGTTGAAAGCCAAAGTCCTGCTCCTGTTGGGTCAGCATCTCAAGCAAGTTATCTTCTATAGGTAAAGTTACCTCTGCCCTACGCTTAGACTGCTCAAGATATAGCTTGCGTTCTTCCAAGTCAACATTATCCCATGTAAGTAAGCGCATGTCACCTAGTCGCTGACACCATTAGTATGCCATGTGTACTATCAAACCGATACTACGCCATTCAAATGTACTGTATGCAGTGTCAAGGAATTGACGCACATCATCCTCAGTCCACACCACCTTGCGTTGTGGTGCAGACTTACGCTTAACATTAGCGAATGGATTGATGTTGGTATACTCCATCTCAATAGCGTATCTGAATACAATAGATGATACGGTGCAGACATGGTTGGCGAGGCTGATACCCCGCACAACCCAATCTTCGTAAGCGTGTTTGGCTTGCTTACTTGTGAGTTCACAAAATTTCACAGAGCCAAAATCATTTACCATGACACTAAGAAAGTACTTATAATCTTTCTTAGTTCTGCTTCGTAACATCTTGAAATCATTGGAATTGTAGTACTTATCCACAAGATGTTTTACTGTCTTCATATTAAGCTAACTCCTCATAATCTAGCGCATCATATGCATCTTGAGAGTCTACAAATTGATACATACCAAACTTGTAGTACTGACTTGTTTTGTCATGTACATACACACCATCACCCAAATGTATTCCCCACCTGTTATATATTCTATGCACATAATCTTCTGGATTTTCACCTCTTTCATATAAGAACTTATACATCTTATATTTTTTCCAATGTTTTCCTTTTTGCTCTTTAGTCCAATAAGGCACATAACATTGGACAGTCCAACAACTGAAGCGCGGTAAAAACCACGCCTCATTTAGTGTGTTGGGCTTATCATTTTCATGGAAGCGTTTTGTGTAAGGCCAGCCAGCATCCATCATGCTGCTAACAATTCCTTGAACTGCTTGCTCTCAATCCAACGTGTTACTTTTTCTTCACGCTCCCACATATTCTTAGCGGCAGTGTCTTTACCAGTATTACGTAGCTTGAAACCATTACGTTCATCAGCATAGCTTGCATAGTTTGTGAAAGCAGAGTACAGCGCAAAGCCATTGTTACCACGCACACCAGCCTCTTGATTGTATAACTTAAACAATCCATCAGCCTTGCCTTTGTCAAGCGATTCAAGCATAGCTTTGACATCTCCTACATACAGAGACTTGTTAGCCCATCGTTGTATTTGCGCATGGTAATTTTTAAAATCGTTATTAGATTTTTGTACTTGTTGACCAAATATATCAAGGTTAAAACCGCTAGTGTTCTTACGCCTCACCTTATCATGCTCACCACGTATCATGCCATTGGTGCAGAAGAAATCAATAGCACCAAACAGTACCGTGTTAGAACACGTACCATCCACACCATGCAATGCAATGATGCGTTGTGCAATCTCTGTCTCATGCTTTGGTGTAACGATAGTGTGCTTCATGTTAGGCAAGGTCATGTCCATCATAGACCAACCGTTGTTGTGAGCATCACGCCACACAATACTAGCCCCCTCTATCTCATGTGAGGAAAGATTGTCTGTCACTCTCCCCATGATGTCACGATAAAAGTCACCATGTGACCTAACTCCTCTAGAAAAGTCTTTGCCAACTATAGCAATAGGTTCGCCAGTATTATTGTTAATGACGTACTCCTTGTCAACTACGCGAGTAGGCTCAAAGGTTACATCAAAGTCTAGGTTCTCAGGGATATATTCAAGCATATCAATTCTCCTTTTCACGATAAAAATATTATTAATATTATAGTGCCAATCAATGCACCGATTGCTGCTCCACTTTCCAGTAGCATTAAGTCCATTAGTTATACTCCTTATTGTATAAGATGTCAATCTCTAAGATTGAATTGAAATTGTAGTATGTCCATTGCTTCAGATAATTCTTGCAGGTCAAAGGCAGTTACGGCTCTGATACCACCCATGTCAGGATGTAATGCTGTATCCAGTACCCTATCCAGCAAATTATGTACAGATATAACAGCCGCACGTTGTTCCATAGATAGCTTGGCTATCCTATTCCTTCGATTGATACGTTCCTTCTCACGCACATTGTGCCAATACTCTATGCGTTCATCTTGTGTCATGTTCTCTAATTTTTTAGCCATCTTGTAACTCCTTCTGATACTCTGTCCATGCGGCATAAAATACCTCATTGAAACTGTGGTAGTTAGCATCCTCAAAGGCAGCAGCCGCTACCTCAAAGATGTCTTGCCCACTCCAATTAAGTGCTTGTGATAGGCGTATGCCTCTGATTTCATTGTCATTCATGTTCACCTCCATATCCGTCAGGACAACACCATTCACAAAATATCTTATCATCGTAAAAAAATGCTACTTCTGCACACGTCATTGACCCACAATCATCACATTCTCTGTCATAAACATATTCTTCAGTCATTGTTTGTCTCCTTACTTAATCCAATTACTTCTTTAATTATGTAGATTTGGTTGTCCGTTAATCCAATACCCTCAAGCCTGTTCATTTCAGCATCTGCCCAGTCCAGTATTTCGTCTGTCGTCCAAGTTTGTTTAGTCATTGTTTGTCTCCTAATCTGTCTGGTCTATAGCTACTAAATCATAATCATCAAACATATCACGCACGTGTTGTTCGCTGTACGCATACACATAGATGTATTTACCTATTTCATAAACAGGTGCAAATTCTACATAATATCTATACATTACTTATCTCCTTTCACAATATCTCTTACATCAACACAAAAGCATTGCTGTTTAGGATAATCAAAACTACGTTCTGTCAATGCTACATGACAATGGGATAGGTACTTATGGCTAGACCATATCTCTA